CCGTAATTGGTTCAAAACGACCAAAATCACGCCCATTTCCATGGGTCCACAAACCTACTATACGTCCATTAACATCTAGGACTGGGGCTATACAGTCTCCGTTGCACATCACTACATTGCACCACCCTAAAGGTGAAACAAATCCTACAATTGCATCCGGAACACTATCTCCCCCATGTCCAAAACCATAAACTATTACAATTTGTGAATCCTCCAAAACCTTAAAAGATCTTGTATTAAATGGTGATTTTATTCCATTTATAGGGAAATATCCAATCTCTGCATTTACCATGACGAACTTTGTTACATCCATCATTAGTGTATGCACGTGATTTACAGCACGATATTGTATACTCGTGTCATCTTGGAGGCAATGTAATACTACATACATACGATTACCTACATGGGTACCAGTACATAAATACTGCTCTCCAGCAAAAATCTTATACACTCCAGCTGCTAGTTGCGAAGGCTTAAAAGCCTGCGTATCCAACTTCTGGGGTGCAGAAAATTTTGCATGAACATCCTTAATGAATTTTTCAATATCTGCTTTACGAGCCACAATAACTCTTTTCTTTGCTTTATCAACAGCTCTACGGAGCGGTGTATCATTTCCAACATTCATGGGTTTGAGATCAGTTCCTTGTTTTCGCATAGTACGTCTATCGTTGTACTTATGGAAACCTTCTCCATCTCTACCATCATCGTTGAAATCGTACACTCTATACTGATTTTCATATTCATCTTCATAGTCATCATATTCATCCCATCCTTTTCCATTATCGAAAATAAAATCTTGATCTTCTGGTTCCACTTCTGGATTTCCAGATTCAATGTAATGCTTACGTTTGCCAGCACGACGCCTCAATCGCTTCCCCCGGGCTACTCTGCCTTGTGGTTCTGCTGTCGTTGTTGCTGTCGCTGGTGTTTCCGCTACTTTTAAATTTTCGGTTGGTACCGCCAATACTGTTTCTTCCACAGTAGGGTTAGATAACGCCATCCCGGTTGGGATTGCGATAACTAAAATTGCCAATGATAACATTGAGAAAATTGGTATTCTATTACGATGAATTTTCTTTACCAATGACCGTGCCTGCCTGTACGGCGACACTGCCAAGGGGTAAGCAATTGCTTCAGGATGATTTACTCTTTCCGCCTCTGTAATACGATGGCGGCGTGTTGTTGATATTCCTTCAACCTCATCCACGACCGGAATCGTAATAATAACTTCCGGATTTTCTACTTCAAATGAGTACACATTTTCATGTACCCATAAAGCCAATGACACACAAGCATTCCAAAAATAGCTCTGTTTCATTCCCTGCGGAGCCAACTTAATACGATAATCACTTGGTTCTTTATCAGTAACCACAAGTGTTTCACGATCAAGTTCAATCTTACCATTGGTACTGGTTTCTGAACATGATTCAATCAATGTATAGTCTGGTCCATCAGGT